GTATGCACCAAGCGTGTCTGTGACCTCAATGGTAATGCCCGTACCAACAGTAAAATCATAAGCAGAATTATCAAAGTTTATTAATTGCACCTGACAATAGCCGGCTACAGGCTGGGAATTAATATCTGTGCGACCGCTAGTTATGACAAGATTTGCAACCGTTACGTCGGTTATCTCTTGAGCGTTTACCAATACGCGATAAATGGGTGTGTATGCGGTCATTATGCAAGCGCCAGACTACCTAATGTGCCTCTGGCCTGTGAATCATTAAGTACGCTGACGATCTGGCGCGCGGTCGATTCGCTATCTATAGCGCCATTGACCGTGACTTGATTGACGTATTGCACACGCGGTTGCACCATGCCTATTGGCATTGATGGCATAAAAGGTGACGTAGTTGACGCTGATGGGGTTGGCGCACTTGACGCGGTTGACTCAAATGAGGAATTGCTAAAGATACCGCCAATGCCCCGACCGATTGCTTTGCTTAATTCTATGACCTTTTCAAAGCCTCTAATTAGAGCGCCTACAGTTTCGATAACCCCAGAAATCACAATGCCTATGCCTTGAATAGCGATTTTTAGCGCACCGCCAAAAAACGGCGCTACATAATCTTTAAGGAAATTAAACAGTAAAATGAATTCTTCTTTGTTATTCATGACCGCATTTTTAATGTTATTGAACGCCGATTTGATACCGTCAAAAATAGGAATAAACACACGTTTAGCTGCGTCTGCGTATAAATCAAATGCGCTCTTTAGTCCATCTGTACCGCCTATGCCATTGATAAAACTCGATAGCGCCGGCATAACCTTATTGACGATAGTTTCCACAATAGGCGTAATTGCTTGCAAAATAAATACGCCTACGGTTTCTTTAGCTTCGTCAAACGCTATTTGTAGGCGCACCATTTGACCTGCAAATGTGTCAGCCTTAGCCGCTGCCTGACCTTCAAAAGTGTCAGCTAATCGAGCGGTTATCTGATCTAGCGACATGGTTTTTAGCTCGGCCGATGATAGGCCAATGCCTAACTTTGCCAATGATGCGGTGTTGCCCTCGGCGGCCTTTGCCATCGCATTTGTGACGGCCTCTAAACTTTTACCGCTACCGGCGGCAACGTCGATGGCTATGGTCTGTAGCTCCTGCGCCTTTTGTAAATCACCGGTGGCTCTAGACAACCGTTCTATGCTCGGCCTTAAATCGTCATCGGTTACGCCAAACGCTAAAGATGTTTTGGTGATATAATCCTCAGTAGCCGCTATTTGGGCTTCTGTAGCCCCTGTGACGTTTTTGAGGGTTATGGCTAACTTAGTTTGCGCGGCTGCATCTTCAATGGCTGATTTGACCCCATCGATGGCCAATTTGCCTGCATAGGCTACGGCCGCTGCGCCGGCAGCTGCAAAGGCTAGACCGGCTTTCTTGCCAAAATCTGTGACCTTATCGCCAAACCCTTTGACGTCATTATCTGCGCCCTTTAAATTCTTTGTAAAGTTATCAACGTCAGCAAGAAGCTTGAGCGTTAACGACCGTGTACCTGTAGCCATTAGCCCCACTCCTTTAGTATCTTGCTAAACGCTGCGCCCCAACGCTCGATGATTTGCGGCTGAATTTTACGCAACGTCGGATAGATAAAGTATCCGCGCGATCCTCGGCCTTCACGACCTGACCAGACTGGGAATTGCTTTAGGCGGTTAGACCCAAACTCAGCACCGCCCCAAATTTGTTTAGTAGTAGCGCCACCGCTAAATTTTTGACTGGCAAACCCGTAAGTTATCTCACCAATACGACTTGATTTTTTAATTCGGCTACCTTCGGCAATTCGATCGTCGGGTTTGTATGAGGTGCGGCCTGCTGCCTGAATAACCTCACCGCGCGCGTATTCCGCTAACGCTCCGGACTGTCGTTTAGCTTCTTCGTTTGCTTCTTCCGACAAATTTTTTAGCGCCTTAAATACGGCTCTTAGCTCGGTTTGGTCTAGTGCAATTGAATCACTTGCCATTGCCGCTCCTAGCCTCTAAAACCTCAATTGCCGTAAGTATGTCCTCAGCGCTCTGCCAGTAAACCATCGGTATTTGCGTGGCTATTGCCAGTTCGACTATGAGTCGCCCGACGCTTCCTCGTTGATGGCTTTTGGGTCATCGTTGCCCACCTCTACGTCGCTGACTGATTCCATCCATGCCTCAAAAGGTTTGGTGGCCTTTGTGCCAGCATCGCGCTTGTAAGCTAGATGAGCTACATACAAAATATCCCACATACCCCCAAACTGGGAAATGACTTTTTTGGTAGTCATCTCCCAGCGGGCGTAATCCGGTGGGCGTACTGTGTATGTAGTTTGTGACCCATCTTGATATTGAATTGTTATATTCTGTTGCATTTTTTTGCTCCCGATCTAGTAGTTTTTAGCTGAATGTCTCTGTTACCGCGCCATTTGATACAAGGAATGTAAATGATACGGTCTGTGCATCCATACCTGCACCGCCGACTGTTGGATATGACGGCTTAATTGGAAAGACAAATTGTGCGCCTGTTGCAGCGGTTAAGGTAACTGAAATGTCGGTATCTGGCGCGGTGTCACATGCCGTCCAAATTGCCTCACATACTGAGTTGGCTTTGCCCCAGTCTGCCAGCATATCGAGCTGAAATTCTGCGGTTACGTTTGTTGTCTTGTAAGCCTCGCCGTCTAGGGTCTGATAGGTCTGACGATCTAAAACCTTTGTCAAGACGGCATTAGTGGCCTGAGCTTCGATGTCTGTTCCACCTGTGAACGACAAAGAAATATCACGACCGGTTATGACTACTGTTGCCATGTTTACTCCTTAGCTAGTTTGTGTGTAGTAGGTAGAGACTCGAATATCTGCGATAAGCAGCGTTGATGCCCCAACTTGTGTGACTGTTGGCCTTTCGACCGTGCTAACCACATACCCAGTAGGTATGACGGCTAGAACACTCATGATGAGTTGCTCGATATTGTCGAGCGACCCCGGATTACTGTTATATGCAACCGCGACAGAAATAAGAAAATTAATCTTTGTATGTAATGTGCTTTTGTTGATTGTCTCTAATTCAAGGTAAGGCGTATCCGGTACGACAACGACCGCCGGTGGAATTATTGACTCTGGCACGTATGCGTAGACATTGCCTGCAACGCCAGCAAGAGCGGTAGCTAAAGGCTGACGTACTTCGCTAAGGATCGTTGAAGCTGGCATTACTGGCACACAGTCTCTACGTCAAGATATGGCATAAGCAAAGTTGATACGCGATTAGTAAGGCTGCGACCCATGCGGTAAGGCGTAGCGGTAAAATCTAGCCCCTCAATTTGGCCACCGGCTGCAACGCGTGATTGAAATACTTCAACCGATACGGCCAAGATAGCTGACTCAATTGCGTCATTGCCTGTGTAAATGTTAACGGCTGAATAGCCGGAAAGTGTCGCCGTACCAGTTGGGATAATCTCGCGCAAAGTCACGTCAGCGTTTGTGATCGCTGCGGTAAAGTAATAAGCGCCTGCTCTAACTACTGTGACTGTCGCGGAAAAGGGTGACGGTAGACCCGCGACAATAATGGATTGACCCGCGACAAAATGATGTTCGCGCTCGGTGTAGTAAAAGGCCTCATTATCACTCAACTTGTAAGCATTTACGGCAGATGTATTAGCCACCAGCATTGGCAGAATGACCGCCTCAGCCGTGTTAATTATTTCGTTTAAATATGCGTCACTATACAAGGAGACGCTCACGCCCAACACGGTACGCAATTGTGATGCGGTAACTATGCTGGGCATGAGCGCTCCTTTCGTTCGACTGAGGTGGCGCGGGAGCGCACCACCCCATGATTAGGGTTTGTTAGGCCTTGTTATTCTTAAATGCGCCCGCTGCAATCTTTGTTGCCAGCGCACCAAATGAATAAACGCCAACTGTGATTGAGCCGTCTGCGGTTGACTCTGCTCGCAATTGATACTGTGTTGATTCGTACCATGTGTAAGCATCTGGGTTGACAATAAGGATTGTGCCATCTCCGTCGCCACCATTTGTAGGATCGACGTAAAGGTTGAGTCCTGCAACGTTGCCAGTCAGCGATGTTGGAAGCGCTGAACCTGCTTGATTGCTTGGATTTGTAACCGCTGAGTAGATTGGT